CCATTAAGCTCCATCTCTGACTCGCCGTAACTTGGCCGCGCATGGCCAAGTCCTTGAAATTGATTGGGAAGAAGCTCCTGACGGCCGACCTATCTTCCAAAGTCAAGGAGCTCGAGGCCAAGCTAAAGGCTTCCGAAGATTCCAAGTCCAAGCTGGCTGCCGCCCTCGACCGGGCCCGAGCCACCCCCAAGGCCACCCAGCCGGTCCCGGCAAAGAGCGCCCGTGCTACCGGCGAGGAGCTGGTCCGCGTCATCATTCCTGACACGCATGGCTGCAAAGCCAACCAGGAGGCACTGGCTGCTTGTCTCGGTGATGTAAAGGCCCTCAATCCCGACGAGATTGTGCTCCTCGGGGACCATGTCGACTGTGGGGGCCTGTTAGCTCAACATCACGTTTTGGGCTATGTGGCAGATGCCCACTATACGTACGAGGAAGATATAGCAGCCACGCGGGCTTTCCTCGATGCACTGCAGGCCGCAGCACCCCGTGCTCAGATCCACTACATCGAGGGAAATCATGAGCGCCGAGTCGAAACCTGGTGTGTCACCCAATCCCTGCGCAATGCCAAAGACGCCGAATTCCTCCGCAAGGCCTTTTCCCCAGAGTTTCTACTCAATCTCAAGGAACGTGGGATCCCATACTACCGGCAGGGGGAATTTTACATGGATCTGAAACTTCCAGGAGCAATCCGCTTGGGTAAATGCTACTTCACCCACGGGTCAAAGACTCCTGCCAATGCCACGGCAGCCATGCTGGCCGCATTCGGTGCTCCGCTGGTCTTTGGCCATACGCACCGCGCCCAAGCATCCTCTGGGCGTCCAGTGCACTCGGGATCGATTGCCGCATGGAATCCGGGATGCCTTTGCGAGTTGCAACCGTTGTGGCAACACACCAATCCCACCAGCTGGAGCCATGGATTTGGCGTCCAGGTAGTGGCTCGCTCTGGGGAATTCCTCCACCTCAATATCCCAATCATCGAGGGCCGGTCCCTCCTGGGCACCTTGGCCAGCAAGTTCGTGTAATGCCTCCCCGTCCCCGATCAAAAGCAGACAAGATCCCGGCAGGGTGGTATTGCCGGGAGCAACTGCAGAAAGAATGGAATCTCAGGGACACCCAAACCAAGCGGCTGCTTCAGCTGGCCGTGGATTGCGGTGACGCCAAAGTGGAGAAGTTCCGCGTCAAACGCCCCACCGGGATCTTCATGATCCCGTTTTATAAGTTTAAGAACTAAGCCTGTCTGCCGCCGGTGCGGATGGCATCCATCCCTAGGCCGTCAGAACTAAATTCCCTCGGTCCGTAGTATTTCTCGGTCGTGGTCACTGATCGATGACCAAGTCCTCGCTGGGCTGCATAGACGCCCTCGGTCTCGCACTTTACCGTGCCAAACTGGCGGCGCAGCAGATAGGCCTTCTTCCGCTCTCCGTCGCGCTTCACATACTGCTCAATAAATCGGCAGATGTCGCGGTAGCACATGTCGTGTCTGGCCGAATTGTGCTTGGCCGGGATGACGTATTCAGACCCATTCTGACGGTATGTTTGCAATCGCTCCCAAATGTCCTGGGGAACGCGGTGAGAAACTGCTTTGGCCTCAATATAGTTACCTCGGACGATGAAGCGAACCTCGCTTTCATCAATGGTAAAGTCCGACCATTTTAGCTCGTAGGCCATGTTGTTGCGCAGCCCAAACGAAAACATGAGGATGTAAGCAACCCATAAAGGGCTGCGTTCCTGGTATAGGCGCTCGCTGGCGGCGTGAAGGTCAAGGAGCTCCTGAGTGGTGAACTTGTCATGGCCGGTCTGCTGATTGGGCGCAAACTCGTAGCTGCAACCCCGGAACATCGTGAGGTCCGGAAGTTTCAGATCCTTGTAGATATCCATGCGGCTTTTCTTAAACACCGCCCTGGCGTGGACAATCTGGCTGGCAATGGAATGATCAGGCCTGCCAGCCTTTCTGGCATTCTCTACAAATGCGTCCACAGTTTCCTTAGTCAGGATATTCGACCGAAGCGATCCGACCTCATCCCGGCCCGTGGAGACCCTCAAAAGTCCCTCGAGCTGGCCGATGTAGTCCATGGCCGTCCGCTTGGCGATGCGCAAAGTAGGAATGGCTGCCTTCCATGCCTGGGCAATCTCCTCAATCGTGCAGTAGTCGCTCTTGGTACGGAGCCGGTCGACACCATCGGTGATTCCAGTGCGCTCGGCGTCGTCGAGGGCCTTTAGAAAGGTGACGGCCTTGGCAACCGCGATGTGCTTGATGTCGGTCTTGAGCGAATGGGTGATCACCTCGCCCCTTCGCTCAAAGCGGAGATTATAGAAGGGACTTCCCTTTCTAAAACGAAGGCGGTAGGTTTTGCCCCCGTGAACAAAGGTGTCTTTCTTCTTAGCTTTGCCGGTGGCTGCTTCGGTGGTCGTCGTCATGGGAAAGAGTGCTTCGGATTTTGCTTCGGTTCGGGTTTGCTTATGCTTCCGCAAGATTCCACTACGTTCCAAAGCAACGCAAGCACATTCTACAGAGGTGATTCAGTTGTTTCCACAGCACTTTCAGTGTCCAAGCCGCTTTAGCTCAGTCGGTAGAGCATCTCATTCGTAATCCAAAGATCCTCTCTGTCCGTTTTAATTTGCTGTGGGTTTTGCTGTGGATTTTGGATTCTGTCGGCACCAGATTCGGAGGTACGGAATCATGTTTACTAGTGGGATTGGGGTTTGTGGTAATACTTTCCAATCCGCATAGAAATCTTTCCAGAATTGGTTTTTGTCTGAGACTTGCGCAAAGAGTTCGTTCAATTCTTTCTTCTCTGCATCGGCTTTCCATTTTGGATAGGGCGTAGCCGTGGCAGCCGGTGCGGTTTGCTTTGACTTGGTGTGGTATTGTCGCGGCTGCGCCACCGGGATCGGTATATACTCGGGGTAGCTGACCGGCATCGGTTGAGGAGTAAGTATCGGAGCCGGTGCTGCCGGTGTGACGATTGGCATGATGCCACTTCGAGGTGCCACGCCCATGCTGAGCTGCGATCCTGAGCTTACTTGGACGCTTCCCCATCCGTTGTTCGGCCCGCCCACCGTGGCGTAGCTGTAACCATTGCCCAAGGGTGCGATCGTGGTCACCGGCCCAAGTCCTCCGACTGAGCTGATGTTCTGGATCGATGTGATTTGCGCCTGTGCTGATATGCAAAAGATTGCAAATACCACAATAATGTGTGGCGTTTTAAGACTTTCGCGGTTCATGTAATCTTGAGGTAGATGAGTTTCCGGTCTATCAAGTCGATGCTGTATGTAAAACGGGTCATCCTGTCTTGCTTCGGCGTTTCGCAGTTTGGTCAGGTTCTTGTACAACCCGTGCTGGGGTTATGTCGATAGGCGTGGCCAGGTAACCGTGTATTGGGGTTCGCTTGAATTCCCGGGCCTCGCGCCATGCTGTAATTAGCGCTTCGCGCATCCATGTGGATCGGCTGATGCAGTCACGGCGGGCTAATTGATCGATTCGATCAACCAGGTCTTTCTCTACCGAGAAACCAACTTGGGTTGAATCTTTGCCTAGCACTCTCTTTTTGGGGTCTTTCACTTCTCTATCATCGCACCTTTCAAAGACATTTAAAGTCTTTATTTTGTAATCTGTGAAAATCTGTGAAAGATTTTCTTGCCTGAACGTATGAAAGTCTGTAAAAGGTTTTTCCATAAGCAAACCACTTATGGCAAACAAAACCACCATCGCAGCCTCTGGAGTCCCATTGGAACTGGTCGAATGGATCGATGAGCAGGCCAAGCAGCAATGCACTAACCGCTCCACGATCATCCGCCAGATCATTACCCAGAAGGTCAACCAGCAGTCCGTTCTCGAACCCGTCGAGGGTGAAAAGGAGGCCGCATGATCGCACTGCTTTTCGCTGTCCTGACGTTTGTGCTCTTCATCGGTCGTGAGGAGTTCGCGGAGATCCTGGCCGGTCTTATTGCCCGGTTGCGCCGATAATCCCATGAACCGCGACGTTGTTTCCCTGGAGATTCGCAAGGGTCGCTCAAGGTTACTTCTTGAGAAAGTGGTGCCTGGTCCAATCCTTGCACAGGTTCACGGCGGCGTTTCTTTTTTTTATAAGGTAACAGTAGACGGGTCGCTGAGGTGCATGACTCCTGATCGTGAGGAGGCCCAGGCGATTTGGCGCGGCTGCCATCGCTGGCTCAGCACCGGCCGGTCTACCACTACGGAGGTGCTGCCATGATTTCCCGCCTGCTGTCCTGGTATCGGCGTTGGACTGGATTTGACAAGTCTGCGCCAAGCATCGGCAGGTATACCCCAATCATCTGGAAGCCATGAGTATGTCAAAGCCAAAGGCCGGTGAGCGCTATCTCCGCCTTAAGGAGGTTTCTACTCGGCTTTCGATCAGCACTAGGACAGTGCGCAACTGGATCGCTGAGGGACGTTTTGGCGAGATCCTGCGCCTCACTGCTACGGATTACCGAATCGCGGAAAGCTCCTTGGAGCAGTTCATCAGCTCTCGGCTTGCATGAACCACGACTTTGAGCTGGTCGTGCTTCACGCCGCCCTTCTTTTTTTTGCGATAGGATTATGGAGGTCGAGGCCATGAATGAATCCTCTCCACCGGCTGGGGATTCCTCCGCGCCTTTTCTTTTTTTGGATAAGGATATGGCGGTCGAGAAAGTAGGTGCTCCTGCATTTACCGGAGTGAGCACCGGCGAACGTCTCTTCCGAGATCGTCCCGATGTGTATCAGTCGATTGTCTACCTTCTTAGCCAAGGAACCGGCATTCGGGAAATCAAACGGATTACCGGAGTTCATCATCGGACCATCGAAGCGGTCATGGTTCGTGAAGGTCAGACTATTGACACGGCTCGTAAAGAGTTGGGTGCCCGTGCCCTCCGTGTCGCGGCCATGGGTGTCGAGCGTCTTGAGGAGATCATCGCTGACGGCAACATCAAGCCAGGTGAGCTTTCGATGGCCGTCGGCATCCTGACTGACAAGGCCCAGCTTCTCACCGGTGGCGTGACCAGCAGGGTCGAGAAGATCGAGAGCGCCCAGGTGGCTGCCGGTCTCGAGGCGATGCTCGAGGCGCTGCCGGTCGCCGATGCCGAACTGATCGATGACGCCTCAGAAATCAATCCTGAGGCGCAGAATCTGGATCCAATAGCGCAGCTTGTCGAGGATCCCCGGACCTGCTCCGCGGTGGATCCCGATGCTTGGATCACCGAGGCTGTCATTGCACCAACTGATGAGCAATCAGGTGTTTCCGTAGCACTCGACTCTGTAGACACCGAGACTGCTACGGATCTTGCTACGGAACCGGCTCCCAAATCACCCCGCAAATCCTCCCGCCAGGCCCCGGCTTCCGGTCGGTCCAAGGAGGGGGGGAGGGGGTCCGGATCGAAGCCACGGCCCCGAAACCGCGACTGATCAGTCTCTCAGAAATTTTATTTCAATCGCCTACCCATTTCACACCCACACCCATGACACCACAAACCCCAAAAAAAGAAGGGGGCGCTTTCTCGGCGATCTCCACCCTATTCGGGAAAAAAACAGCGCCTAGCGCCAACCTCGCAACGCCTGCACCCGATTCCTCACCGGATTCCACCGTAAAAAAAGAAAGGGCGGCGCAGGAC